TACATGAATCGGAGTACCTTTCTTATATATTGTGTATTTATCTCTCCACTTTTCTATGTCACTGACACTTCTGGGAAAAGATACTTCTTCTGGTGGCAAACTCTTGAACTCTTCATAGAAGTCTGATACGAACTTCTGTAGATCAGCCTCTGTTGAGTTTAGCATAATCGAATACGCTTTCTTAAACTTATCTCGAACAATTTGTGGCGTTGACGACTTAACAGCTTCAATGCCCATAATCTTGAGTTTAGGTTCTGCGTACTGAACACCCTCATTATTATACACGTTAAGTATATAGCGTTTCTTAGCAGTCCAGATACCCTTGTCTGCGATTGCTTCACGAGCCATTACCATTCGATTCTCGAATCCATTGAGTCGATCATTCATCTTCGCATAAGACTTAGCAAGCATTGGCACGATCTTCTCTTCACAAGCTTTGTCGATGAAAGCGACTGGATCTTTCGGCTCAACTGCTTTCACAAGTGGATTCATATCGACATAAAGCGAATCAGTATCAATTGCTATTACATAATCTTCATCTGACTTGAGCATCTTGTTGAGATACTCGTTCATGGCTTTCTCAGCCCACTTGATTGATAACTGGCCAGACAGTGTAATACCTTCTGCAATACGAAGATCAAAGTATCGAAAGTATTGATTACCTAAAGCACCATAGAGTGAGTTGAGCAAAATCTTTACAGCTTGTTGGGTATTGTCAAGTCGATTGATTTCTCTATCAAGATCAGCAGTCTTATCTTTCTCATAATCCTGCTTTAGCTTTATCATATCACGCTTAACTGTTTTACGCTCGTTATACAATCCAATAATTATCTCAGGCAACATACCACGTTTATCTTTTCTATACATCGAGCCATTTGCGGCTACTGCAACATCCATTGCTCTTGCTTCTTCTGTCAGATCGTTTTCGAGATAATGATCTACACCACCAACAGTGAAGTCACCACCACCATTGAGTAGAGTTTCAGGAGACATATTGAACTGTACGATTAAATTAGGATATAGAGAGTTCAAATCGAATGATGTAACCCACTCACTCATGCCTACACGAGGATCTTTTACATAACCGCCTGGATATGAGTCTTTGCGTTTAGCGATTGTTGGTGGTACAGCAATCTTCTTAGCATCTAGATATCTATAGATGATAGAATCCCATATACCAGTCGTACCGAATGTATCTGCATAATTAACACCACCCTTGTACGCAATAACAAGTGCTAAGTCCATCAGACCAGTCTGCTTATCGATCTTATCTACTAACTGAACATCTTTGATATTATAGTCGATGAACTTCTGATGATCAGATTTGTATAATCCAAATAATGATCCATGCTCTGTGTAAGACAGCTTCTTTTCGCCAAGAACAACAGAGGCAATATGATCTAGCGAGTAAGAAGCTTGATTGCCATATGTATATCCAAACTTAGTGAAGAGATCATAATAGTCTACTTGCTGTACACCGTAAATCTCATAAGCATCCATATCTCTACCCTTAGTGGCGATCTGTCGATATTTGGTAATACCGAAGGGAGAAAACTTCTTCACAGTCTCTTTGCCGAGAATATTCTCTGTACGTTTGATCAGATACGGAATATCAAATAATCGAATGTTCCAACCAGTAATAATGTCAGGACAGTTATGCATCCAATAGTTAAGAAACTTTAGCATAAGATCAGTTTCACCCGCACACTTTACATAGAAGACTTCAGAGTCACCTAGATCGAGTTCTGTTTTAGATACATCATAATCACCCGTACCCCAAACATAGTAAGCGTTTAGTTGACTACTCTTGTAGCAGATTGCTGTTACTGGATATTTAGCGACATCTGGCTCTGGAAAGCCATCATCTGACTGTACTTCGATATCTATGTTGCCGACATTAATTAACTTAGACTCATAATCAATCTTACCGGGATGTCTATCATTGATAAACTGTGCGGTAAAGTTGGAGTTGCCATGAACTTGAAAGTTGTCTATATCTTTATACTTCTTGATAAAATCACTAGCGTCAGAGAGCGAATCAAGCTTAATAGGCTCAACAGGTTGACCATATAGAGTCTTCCACTCTCCCGTAGCTTTCTGCGATAAAAGATACATTGTAGGTTCAAAGGGTATTCTCTTTTTGACAGAATTGCCTTGATCATCATAACCACGATACAGCATATTGTTGCCGTATCGATTCACACAGGTATAAAAACTCAAATTACTACTCCGAATAAAAATTGCATAATATAAGAAACATTGTACATTATATGAAACACTTTGTCAATACTAATCGTCTCTCTCACCAACACCATAATCAACTACTACTGGAAATCTTGGCACTCCGTCAGGTGTCAAACCGAAGTATCTTAGTGTTGCCCATGTGGGAGTAACATTAGACTCAAAAAGTTCTTTCATCTGAGTCTGTGTGCCTCTAACTCCAGCACCACATTTTTCGCCATTTGGCATACGAAGAACGAATCTCTTAATATGTCCAGACCAATTACCTAAGCCCTCTTCTACATCTATCACTTCATACTCTTCTGTGATAAATTGCTTTCTTTTGAGAAGACTTTTAGATCGCTTGCATTCATACTTTTCATCAAGTCGTACCATTTGACCTTCGTAGCCGTCAGACATATAAGAAGCATACAACTCATCTAACTCATCTTGGGTTTCGCAAAAAGTAGTTGGCACAAAATGTAAATACTTCTCATAAGTAAAGAAGCCTGAATTTTTAAGTTGCTCGTTACGAATAGAGAATACATCATCCTTGTTAGCGGTGCTGTGGATATCATAGACATGATACTGTACAAGTCTTTCTGATTCAGCAAGATCATCATCAGAAAACTTAGTCTTTCTAACTAAACTAACAATCTTATTAAAGTCTTCTTTCAATTCATGATTATATAATTCGCCATCAAGAGTGGTTTCTGGATTTAACTCTAGAATATGTCTAACTTCTTCCCAGATATGTGGACAACTAGTGATAGGCTTACCACTTCGTGTCCATAATCCCTTTGAGTTTGCTATACAGCGAATGCCGTCTAGCTTAGGTTGACTGAATCCAGACGATACTTGGACCTTCTGTTTTGTATAGTCGCCAGCAAGCATAGGCTCAAACTTGTCGTATGAGTCTATTTCGGTTACGTTTAGAAAATATTCTTTTTCAATGCGCTTATCCCAGATAGCCTTTGCTTCTGCTTGGGCTTGAGTGTAAGCGGTAGTACTGTTGATCTTGCCAACATTCTTGGCTTCGCTGATATTCCATTCACTTGTGACTTTCTTGCCATCTTTGAGACCAGCAATTGTTCTTGTACCTGCATAGTCATCATTAGAATATCCAACTTCGATACGCCAAATTCGTACTTTGCCTTTACTATCACGTTTATACAACTCAGGTAAATCTTCAATAAAATTCATAGTGTAGACCTCTTCAGTAATGTGTCATTATAACACAAGTTATGAGGGTTTGTCAAGAATATCTTGACGGTTGTTATGTATCCTTAATCTAAGAGATACTAATTAGACTGTAAGCGATAACATATGTGCTTACTGCTAACATTAATAAAGTCGAAACTAGTTCACAAAAGAACCCATCGCAACTCTTAGCCTTAAGGTAAGAGAGTGCTTTTTTCACTTTTACTTTTACTCCTGTTTATGTCGAACGTGTTTAATTGGATGAGCCACAATGCGTGACTCATCCCCTGTGTTACATACTACTTTTGGTTTTACTCTGCTAGAAATTCTTTATCACCAGAATGGTGAGGTCCTTTATAAGTGCCATTGATTTCCACTTTTCTAGGTTTCTCTTCTTCTGGGATGACATTCTCTAAGTAAACACTTAGTATCCCATCTTTGAACACTGCACCTTGTACTAGAATTGTATCAACGAGTGTGAATTTGCGAGTAAATGCTCTTGCGGCAATGCCTTTGTGAACATATTCTCTATCATCTTCTTGTTGACCGGAGTTACCTTCAATGGTTAACTCTCCGTCTTTCAACTCAATATCAATATCCTCTTCTTTGAAGCCCGCTAGTGCGATTTCAATAGTATAGAGTTCGTATTCGTCATCAGTTTTAATAATGTTATAAGGTGGGTATGAAGTTTGTGATTGTGGCGTTGCAGTCATCTGAGCCATTCTATCAAAAATTCTATCAAACCCTAGTGTATTCAAAGGATCATACTTTGTTGTTTGCAAATAAGTCATATTAGACCTCCATTGTTATGCAAGGTTAAGTTGTGTAAGACCCTTATCAGGCATCTTACACGATTATTTATACAAACTTGAACATGATTTATAGTGATTTTGTTACTTTTTTTCATTACATTTATGCATATTACTCATAACTGTAACGAATATGCACACTTACTGCCACTCTTCCCAACATTGAGTAACAGTTTTGTAGTCAATGATTACTTTCTCTCGCTTGCGCTGTCCTGCAGAGTCAGCACCCATAAGTGCGCCAACTACAGTCATAGCATCGTTACCACTTCCAGAACCAAACTGATTGCCTATTG